CGCACACGCAAAGCTCACCGGCGACCATGCACCCGACAAGCACGCGGTGACGGTCGATGCCGTCGACGAGATCAGTCGCCGAATCACTCGCCTCGCTGAGTCCGACGAAGCGGGCTGAGGCGCTCCGTGGCTTCACCGAGGCGCAAGCCGTCGCACTCCTGCGCGACTGGCGCTTCTGGGGGCGGCCGTACCAACACGAGCCTGCGGGGTCGTGGCGAACGTGGCTCATCCTCGCGGGTCGCGGGTGGGGCAAGACACGCACGGGCGCCGAGACGGTGCGGCAGTGGGCGACGAGTGGCCGCTACGGTCGCATCGCGCTCGTGGCCCGCACAGCCGCCGACGTTCGCGACGTCATCGTCGAGGGCGAGTCGGGGCTGCTCGCGATCCACCGCGACGACGAGCGCCCCGTGTGGAAGGCCTCGCAGCGCCGTCTCGAATGGCCCAACGGCGCCATCGCTACGACGTACAGCGCCGAGGAGCCCGACCAGTTGCGAGGGCCGCAGAGTGACGCCGCGTGGTGCGACGAACTCGCCGCGTGGCGCTACCCCGAGACGTGGGATCAGTTGCAGTTCGGGTTGCGCCTCGGTGACGCGCCGCGGGTGATCGTCACCACGACTCCGCGCCCAACGAAACTCGTGCGGATGCTCGCGAGCGCGCCCGACACGCACGTCACCCGCGGCAAGACCGCGGACAACAGAAAGAACCTCGCGCCCGGCGTCGTCGCCGACCTCGAGCGCCGCTACGCCGGCACGCGCCTCGGGCGGCAGGAGCTCGACGGCGAGATCCTCGACGACTCCGCGGGCGCGCTGTGGCGGTGGCAGTGGATCGACGCCGCGCGCGTCACCCGCGCACCGGACCTGCGCCGCGTGGTGGTCGCGATCGACCCCGCCGCGTCGTCGCACGACGAGAGCGACGAGACGGGCATCGTGGTCGCGGGTGTCGGGCACGACGGCCGCGCGTACGTTCTCGCCGACGCGAGCGGACGCTACCGGCCCGAGGAGTGGGCACGCACCGCGCTCGCGCTCTACCGCGAGCACAAGGCCGACGCGATCGTCGCCGAGGCGAACAACGGCGGCGAGATGGTGGCCGCCACGCTGCGCGTGCACGACCGCGGCGCCAACGTGCGCACCGTCCACGCGACGCGCGGCAAGGCCACGCGCGCTGAGCCCGTCGCCGCCCTGTACGAGCAAGCCCGCGTCTCACATTGCGGCGCCCTGGCCCGCCTCGAAGATCAACTCACGACGTGGGATCCGGCGACGAGCCGCGCGAGCCCCGACCGCCTCGACGCGCTCGTGTGGGCACTCACTGAGCTTCTGGTGACGCACGACGCGACACCCGCAGAGCCGCCCCGCACGCAACGCTCCCGCCCCGCATGGGGCTTCTGACAATGCCCGTCGCCACACGCAACCTCACCGCGCCCTCGCCGCAGGACCGCAATCAAAAGCGGCTCGGCGCAGGCCTCACGCCGCAGGCCATCACGTCGGTGATGCTCTCGGCCGACCAGGGGCGCATGGATCGGTGGGCCGACCTCCTCGACGAGATCCGGCAAGGCGACCCGCACCTTCACGGCGACCTCTCGAAGCGCGAGCTTTCGGTCTCGGGCGCGACCTACGAGGTGCGGCTCCCCGAAGGCGCGTCGAAGCGTTCCGGCGACCGCGCGCTGAAGCTCTGCCAAGACGCGCTCGCGTCCGTCGACGTCGTGCCCGGATCGCTCGGGCTGTCGATGCGTGGCGCGTGGCAATCGCTGCTGACGTCGACCTACCACGGGCGCAGCGCCGTCGAGGTCGTGTACGCGCGCGACGGGCGCTACATGCTCCCGCGCAACCTCTACGCGATCCACCCGCGCCGTCTCGCCTGGTCGAATGAAGCCCGCGACTGGCGCCTCTACCTCTACGACGCGACGGTCGCGCTGACGCCGTTCTCGCAGTTCCCCGGCGTGCCGCTCGACGACGCCGCGGCGTTCCCTCGCGGGAAGCTGATGGTGCAGACCACGCGCTCGTTCGGCACGTACCCCACGCGCGAAGGCCTCGGTCGCGCGCTCGTCTGGTACTCGGCCTTCAAGCGCTGGAGCGTGCGCGATTGGCTCGCGTTCGCGGAGTGGGCGGGCCGCGGTATGCACGTCGGCAAGTACGCGACGGGCCGCGACCCGAAGAACCCCGCGCGCGCCAACGGCGAAGACGTCACGGTGCTGCAAGAGGCGCTCGACGCGATGTCGTCGACCGTCACGACGGTGATTCCCGACGTCACCGATCTGACGGTGATCGAGGCGAAAGACAACTCGGTGCACGCGGAGCTGATCAAGCTCTGCAACGGCGAGATGTCGAAGTGCGTGCTCGGCGGGACGCTCACGAGCGATCCAGGCGACAAGGGCGCGCGCTCACTCGGCGAGGTGCATCTCCGCGCGATGTACCAGCTCCTCGCGAGCGACGCGCAAGGCCTCGGCGACACGATCCGCCGCGACCTCTTCGCGCCGCTCGTGCGGCTGAACCTGGGCGACAACGCGCCGGTGCCGACGATCATGTTTGCCGTCGAGCCGCCCGAGGATGCGAAGTCCCGTGCGGAGCGCCTGTCGATGTACATGGACCGCGGCCTGACCGTTCCGGCTAGCTGGGTGCGTGACCAGGAGGGCGTGCCCGACCCCGTCGACGGTGAGCCCGTCGTTGGCAAGGTGCAGCCCGCCCTCGCAACGCCCGCGGACGTGTGACCGTGGCGCTCTTCGACGGCATCAACTTCGCGCCGCCCGCGGGCGTGCGCAGCGCCCTCCGTCGCGGCCTCGCGCTGCACGAGCAAGGGCTCTCGGGCGACGGCATCCAGCCGGACACCGTCGCATGGGCGCGGCGCCTCGCGGCGGGCGAGAAGGCGAGCCCTGAGAAGGCGCGCAAGATGGCGCGTTTCTTCGGGCGCAACCGGCGCTTCGCACGCGAGCCGAAAGACTCGCCCGCGTGGGTCTCGTGGCTACTGTGGGGCGGCGCGGCGGGCGACTCGTGGTCGCGAAAACTGGTGCGACAGATGAACTCAAGACAGATGACTCGACGCCTCGGCGGCGTGCCCGTCGCGCTCGCGAAGGCTCAGGGCGAGAGCCCGTGGAACGTGCTCGCGTACGAGGTCGCGCTCAAAGGTCGCGGCCCCGGAGTGGCGCTCGCGCGCGCTGATTTCGAGCAGTGCATCGCCAACTTCGAGCGGTGGGGCAAAGAGGTGCCCGTGGTGCTCTACCACGCGGACACGAAAGACTCGGCGCACCCGCTCAGCCGCGCTGCGCACGCGTGGATTACCGCGATGCGCGTGGGCTCCATGCGGCGCAACGGCGCCACGGTCGCGACGCTCGAGGCGCGCTTCCGCTGGGTGAACGCCGAGACGCGCGCGCAGGTCGAGACCGGCGAGCTCGCCTACGGCTCCGTGACGCTCGTGCAGCACGGCACCGACGAAGAGACCGGCGACGACGTGGGCTCGTACCTCTGGAGCTTCTCGCTCACGAACAACCCCGCGCTCGTCGACATCCCGCGCATCGCCGCGGAGATGGGCGGTGAGGATGACGGCTACGAAGTGAGCGGCCCCGACGACGTGCTGCCGATGCTTCGGTGGGCCTTCGCGCTCCCGGCGCTCGCCACCGAAGACGACGTGCGCAGCAACCTCGCGCGCCTCGACGCGCTCGCGCGTGCAGGTGACGCCGAAGCGCTCGGCGTCGACCTCGACGACGTGGTCGGCTGCATCCGCGATGCGCTGCGCCTGCCCGCGCTCACGACCGCGCCCGAAGTGGTCGCCGCCGCCCTGGCTGCGCTCGACAAGATGAACGCCCCGGCATCCGCCGCGGGCATGGCTTCGGCGGATGACCCGCCGATGAACGGCGGCCCGAGGGTCGCCACGGAGAGAAGCCACATGGCTCAGATGATGACCCTCGCGGCGCGGCTCGGCATCGCCGCCGCGAGCGAAGAGGATGCCTCGGCGGCCATCGCCGCCCGCGCTCAGGAGACCGCCGATGTTCGGCGCGCTCTCAGCCTCAACAGCGACGCCACCGGCGCCCACGTCGCCGCGAAGATCGCGGAACTGTCGTCGCTCTCGGTGAAGGTCGCCACGCTCACGACCGAACTCGACGCCGCCAAGGCGCGCGAGTCGGAGCGCGTGGAACTCGACGTCGCCGCGCACCTCGACGCGATGATCGCCGCGCAGCCCGCGCTCAAGCCCGTGCGCGCCTCGCTCGAGTTCGCCGCCCGCGCCGACTTCGCCGCGTTCGCGAAGGCCAACCCGCTGCCGCGCGCGAGCGCCGCCACGACCTCGACGCTGACGCAGCGCGTGACGGCCCTCGCCGCCGCGCACGACGGCACGCCCTCGAACGTGGTCGCCATGCCCGCGCGCCACAACGACGCCGCGGGCGCCCGCGCTCGCGAACTCATGGCCGCTGACAAGACCCTCACCCTCGAAGGCGCGCTGAAGCAGGCTTCGCGCGAGATCAAGGCGGCGCGCTGATGGGCCTCTCCAACCGTTTCCCCGGGCAACTCATTCCCGTCGTGTCGGAGTCGATCCTGACCGACGGCATGATCGTCCGCGTCGGCTCGGCCGACAACACCGTGCGCCTCCCCGGCGGCGCATCGCCGACGACGTCGCTCCTCGGCTGCATGATGCGCCCCGACGGCTCCGCGTGCGCCGCGGGCGACACCATCGACCTCGTGCTCGGCGGCGTCTACCCGCTCATCGCGGCTGGCACCATCACGCGCGGCGACTACGTCACCTCGAGCGGCACCGATGGCTCGGTGATCACCGAGACCGCCGCCGCGGGCACCAACGTGGCCGTGATCGGGCAGGCGCTCGAAAGCGCCGTCTCGGGCGACCGCGTCGCCTGCACCATCAACCCCTTCATGAAGCAGGGCGGCTGATCCATGGATTCACAGATGCACTCGCTCCAGATGGAGCTGCTCATGGCGCACGGCCTCAACGCCGCGCAGGCCGCGAGCGTGATCGAGGCCTCGTTCTCGCCGTCGTCGGTCCACGTCGACGCGCCCCTGTCCAACTTCGCGTCGACCATCCGCAACCGCGACATGATCGCGGACATGGTCATGCCGATCGTCGACGTCTCGAAGCCGTCGGACAAGTTCTTCAAGTACGGGGCCGACACGTTCTTCGAGGAGCAGGCCGCCGCACTCACGGGCGCCGAGGCGATGCCCGGCCGCGTGCGCTACACGATCAGCACCGACAACTTCAGCACCGTCGACTACGGGCTGATGGACTTCGTCTCGAACAAAGAGATCGAGTCGGCCGATGCGCCCATCGACCCGCAGATGCACGCCGTCAAGGTCGTGACCTCGCGGCTCGACATCGCCAAGGAGCGCCGCGTCGCCGCCATCGCGTTCGCGTCGGGCTCGTACGGCAGCAACACCGCCGCGCTCTCGGGCGCCGATCGCTGGGACACGAACACCAGCGACCCCGTGCAGAAGATCGACGACGCCATCGAGGCGTGCGACGAGCGCCCCAACATCATGGTCATCGGCGCGCAGGCGTGGATGAAGCTGAAGAACCACCCGAAGCTCAAGGAGACGATCCTCTCGCGCTCCTCGACCATCTCGGGCGCCACCCCCGACCGCGTGACCACCGACCTCGTCGCCGCGCTCTTCGAGCTCGACGCCGTCTACGTGGGCCGCGCGAAGTACGTCTCGTCGCGCGAGGGTCAGACCTCGGCGAAGGGGTACATCTGGGGCAAGAGCTGCGCGCTCATCCGCGCCACCGACAACCCTGGCCCGCGCGAGACGGCGGTGTTCGGCAAGCAGTTCCGCTTCGGGCCGCGCGAGACGCAGACGATCGAAGCGCCGCTGCCTGGCAAGTCGGGTGGCGTGTACATCAAGGTGACGGAGTCGCTCGACGAGAAGGTCGTCGCGGGCTCGGCCGCGGGCTACCTCTACACCACCGTCGTGAGCTGATGTCCCGCCGCAGTCAGAACCGCCCGCAGGAGTCGCGCAGCGTGCCCGCGCGTGCGTCGGAGTCCGTCTCCGCGCCCGACGTCGCGCCCGAGTCTCCCGCGGCCCCTACGGAGCCCGCAGACGCGGTGCCTCCTGCGCTCGCGCGTGTGCGGTTCCGCGCGCGAGTGCGCATCCACGCGGGCACGACGTACGAGCCCGGCGAGGAGATCCCCGAGACCGTCGCGATGGACGGACTGACCGAAGGCGTGGAGTACGAGCGTGGCTGAGCTCACCGCGATCATCACCGCGGCCGACGTCACCGGCCGTCTCTCGACGCAGGCCTACGCGCGCCTCTTCGCGAAGAACGGCGGAGCGACCGCCGACACGACGTTCCGCGACCTGTGCATCGCGGAGACGAACAGCCGCATTCGCACCCTCACGCGCGCAGCGTTCCCCGACGGCCTCTACCTCACAACGGACACCGTTGACCCCGAGGTGACGGGCCGTGGCGTCGACATCGTCTGCATGATCGCCGCCTCGCGTCACGCAAGCGCGGGCGCTACGGCGGGCGACGAGTCGGGCGCGTACCTCTCGCACGGCCGCGCGGCCGAGCGCTTCTTCCGCGAGATGTCGCGCGACGCCGATGCGCGCCCGCCGAACTCCAACGCGAGCGTCGGCGACGCACGCCCGCGCGCATCGAACACGAACCTCGTCGACTCTGCCAACGAGTACACGAACCCCTACACCCGCGCCGCAGACCGCCGCGACGGGTCGGCGTTCTGACCGTGGCCGAGTGGATCGACGCGGTCGACGCGATGCGCGCCGCCCTCTCGCGCGCGCTGCCCCCTGCGCTCACCGCGGGCGCGAAGATCGTCGCGGCGTACGCGAAGGCCAACCATCCGTACACGAACCGCACGTTCCGGTTGCAGACGCACACCGAGTGGCAGTTCACCGACGGTTCGCTCCAGAGCGGCTACGTGATCCAGGTGCACGGCGGGATGCCCTACGGGTCGTTCGTCGAGGAGGGCACGAGCCGCAATCGACCGTACCCGTACCTGCGCCCCGCATGGAATGCGATGGGCCAAACGATGGCTGAGATCGTCGCCGCCTCGATGGCAGGCGCCGTGCAGAACGTCCAGTGAGCGCCACACTCGCAAGCATCGAACTCGCGCTCTACACCGCGCTCTCGGGGCTGCTCACGAACGTCACCACGGGGCCGACGTCGTCGCGCCCCTTCGCGTGCGTCGGGCGCTACGCCGGGCCGGTCCCGCCCGAAGGTCTCGCCGAAGCCGCCGCGCAGTACCCCTGCGCGATGCTGCGCTTCGACGAAGACATCTCGGCGCGCGACGTGATGGGCTACGGCGCCGCGTCGATCGAAGACCGCGCGCTGTCGCAGTTCTCGGTGCTCGTGGCCGTCGAAGACGCCCGCGCGATCGACGACGGCATGGTTGGCGACTCAAGCGCCCCCGGCCTCCTGCGCCTCGTCGACGCGGTCATCGCAGCGTGCAACGGACTCGTGGTCGCGGACACGCACATGAACCTCTCGACGCGCTACGCGGGCACCCGCGCGGAGCTGATCCGCCGCGGCGCCGTCTACGTCTACGCCGTGCGCTTCGAGGCAACACGCGACACCGAAGCCGCGACCTACGACAGCAGCGCCGCCGTCACGATCCCCGCCGTCTACAGCGACATCAACCTCGTGGGCACCGGCACCGCGCCGAACCCGCTCGTGCAGATCGTCTCTGACACCACCCCGTGAGCCACTCCATGAAGACCATCAACGTGCGCGCCGTCGGCGATGCGCGGCTCCCCGTGCCCGGCTCGACGTCGGCGCGCTACGTGGGCCGTGACCGTCGAGGCGAGATCATCCCCGAGGGCGTCACCGTGCCCGACGACAGCTACCACCGCCGCGCTCTCTCGCGCGGAGAACTCGAGGCCCTGTGAGCATCAACGTCCCCGGCGTGCCGTCGTCGCGCAAGACGCCCGGCATCACCTTCAACGTCGTGCTCGGCGGCCCTGGCTCGTCGAGCGGCAGCGCCACGAAGACGCTCATGTTGCTCGGCAACATGATCGGCACCACGATCACCGGCGCCTCGCCCGCGCTCTCTGTGACCGCGGGCACCGCGACCGTGGCGACGCCCGTGTTCGTGGCCTCCGACTCCGACGCACAGACGCTCTTCGGCGCTGGCTCGGAGCTGCACCGCATGGCCATCGCCGTGTTCGCGCAGTATCCCGACGCGACGCTCTACGCGTGCCCTGTGGCCGACGCGGGCGGCACCGCCGCGAGCGGCGTCATCACGTTCGCCACGACGTCGACCGCGGCGTTCACCGTGCGGCTCAAGCTCTGCGGGCAGACGATCGACGTTCCCGTCGCCCTCGGCGACACCGCGACCGTCATCGCCGCCGCGGTTGCCGACGCGATCAACGACGCGAACACGCTCCCCTTCACCGCGCAGAACAACTCCGGGGCCGTCACCGTCACCGCGAAGCAGACCGGGCCGCGCGGCTCGGTGATCGTGGTCGACGCCTACTTCGTGCCGACGGGCTCGACGCTGGAGACGCGAATCACGACGTCGAGCACGTCGAGCGGCGCAGCCACGACGGGTATCTGGTCGAGCACCAGCACCCTTGGCGGCGAGATCACGCTTACGAACGGTGCGACGCAGGACAGCTTCGCGAACGCGCTCGCGGCGATCAACCCCACGCGCTACGACCGGATCGTGTGCGCGTGCATCGAGGCGACGAACGCCGACCTCGTGGTGGCCGAGCTCAACACGCAAGCCGGGCCGACGGTGCAACTGCTCGAGCAGGCCATCATGGCGACGAGCGCGACCTACGCCAACGCCGTGACGCTCGCGACGGGCCGCAACGCCTCGCGGATGCAGGTCGCGTGGCACCACGCCTCCGTGCTCCCGCCGCCCGACGTCGCCGCCCAGGTGGCCGCCGCGCGTCTCGCGGGCGACGCCTACGCCGGCGGTTCGCTCGTGGGTGAGGCGAGCGACCCCGCCGCCAACCTCGACGGCGTCAACCTCGCGAGTGTGCCCATGCAGCGCCTCCCCGCGGACCGCCCCACGGGCACCGAGATCGAGAACGCGCTCAACAACGGGCTCGCGGTGATCGGCACGAGCGCGCTGCGCCCCGGCTACGGCGCCCTCGTGCGCTCCGTCACGTCGCGCTCCACTGCGGCGGGCGTGCCCAACTACGCGGTGATCGACACGGCCTACGTGACCGTGTGCGACTACGCCGCCGACGATCTGCGCTCGTACCTCGCGACCGAGCTCGCGGGTGCGAAGCTCGGCGCCGACGACGCGAGCGGCAACCCCGTGACGCGCGCGCCGAACGTCACTACGCCGAGCGCGATTCGCTCGCTCATCTTCGGGCGTCTCAAGACCTACGAGGCCGACGCGGTCCTGCGAGACGTGAGCCTCAACGACGCGCTTCTCGTGGTCGAGGCCGACGGCACCACGCCGGGCCGCGTCAACTGCGAGATCCCCTGCGAGCCCATCACCGCGCTGCACCAGGTCGCGGGCAACGTCCGTCAACTCGCGAGCCTCTGAGGAGCACTGACCAATGGCACGCTACTCCGCTCCCGGCGCCGTGTTTTATCGCGGTCGCCCCGTCCTCGAAGCCACGTCCATCACCATGGACCTCGACAGCGGCAACAAAGACGTCGTCACCATTCTCAAGGGCCGCGCGGGTCACACCGCCGGGCCGCTCATGGCGACGATCGCCGTCGACAACGCGCTCCCCTCGACCGGCCCCGAGGTCGACTGGATCGGCCTCTGCGCCGCGCAAGATGAGATCGCCCTCGTGTTCAAGATCGCGGGCGACAGCTACGCCTTCAAGGGCGACGTGAGGACCGCCAAGGTCGACACGAAGGCCGAAGGCACGCCCAACAGCGTGAGCTTCAGCTACCACGCGACCTACGTCGGCACCGCGTGACCGATCACCTCAAAGGCTCGAAGCTCTCGCGCCTCATGGCGGGGCGCGAGCGCCCGACGCGCCGCTTCACCGTCGAGGTGGTGCGCGAGAGCGGCCCCGAGTCGATTGCCCTGGCCGTGCGCACACTCTCTGCCCACGAGCAGGAGCAGGCGCACGCCGAGGCCATCAAGTGGCTCGTGGGTACGGGCGGGTGGCAGCGCGAAGACCTCATCGGCGACGCGGGCGACGCGGTGCTGAACCTCGAGGTGATGGTGCAGATCCTCGCGCGCGCCCTCGTCGACCCCGACCGCACCGACGCGCCCTTCGCCGCCGACGCCGCGGAGCTGCGCCGATGCTTCGACGTCGACGAGGTGCGCGCGTGCTTCGACGAGTACACCGCGCACGCGTTGGAGCGGTCGCCGTTCCGACATCTCAAGACGCTCGCAGAGGTGCGCGAGGTAGCTGATGCGCTGGGAAAAGGGCTGACGCAGCCGACCAACTTGCAGCGCTTCGACACCACTACGCTGCGAGCCATCATCACCTCACTGGTCGACCGGGCGGCGAGATGGACGACGCCGAACTCCTCGGCCACTACGCCGCCGATCGACTCGCCCGCCGACTCCTCGCCGACCTCGACGGCGACGACGCCCCGAGCGATGACGCTCGACGACTCCGAGACGCCTTGACCCGCTGAACCATGCCCCGCGCTGTACTCCAGATCGACGCCGACACGAGCGGCCTCCTCGCAGCCTTCGCCGCCGTCCGTGGCGCCGCGAAGGCCGCCGAGGCTGACGTGAAGGCGTCGATGGGCAACGCCGTGAGGGCGTCGACCGCGGGCTACCAGCGCACGGGCCGCGTGGCGCGTGACGAGGCCGTGCGTACCGCGCGCGCCGAGGAGCAAGGCGCGCAACGCTCGCTCGCGGCCTTCGTGCGCAGCGAAGACCAGAAGCGCCGCGCGCTCGCGATGACCGCGGCCTCGCGTCGCCGCGCCGAGACCGACGCGACGAAGTTCGCACAGGACGAAGCGCGCAAGCGCGGGCTCACGGGCGAGCAGGAGGCGCGCGTGCGTCAAGGCGCGCTCGAACGCTTCACGCGTCAGTACGAGAGCGCCGAGAAGCGGCAGACGGCCATCGCGCAGCGCGAGGCGTCCGCGCGCTCGCGACAGGGCAGTCAGATCGGCACGGGGCTCCGTCGCGGGCTCAACGTCGGTCGCGATGCCGCGTTCAACGTGGCGCGCGAGGCGCACTCACAGATTCAGGACGCACGGCAGCGTCGCGCCGCGAGCGAGCACACGCTCAACGCGGCGTTCTTCCAAGCGGGCATCGGCGGCAACGAGGCGGCCGCGATGCGCTCACGGCTCCAGCGCGAGATCGCCACGGGCGGCCTTCGCGGGCTGTCGATGGAAGACGTCGCGGGCGGGCTCATGGAAGCGCAGACACAATCCTCCGTGCTCACGGGCGCGAGCCCCGCAGAGCGCGCGCAGCGCTTCAATGACCAGATCGGGCTGATGCGCTTCGCGCGCAACACGTACCAAGATCCGTCGGAGGTGCTGCGCGCGGGCGGGATGCTCTCGAAGCAGGGCATCACCGGCGCCGCGCAGATGGACGTGTTGCGCAACATGACCGGCATGGCGCAGGCGGGCTCTATCGAGCTTTCGACGGTGATGTCCACCGCGCTCGGCCCGATGATGGCGAACATCGCGCGGTCGACGTCGGCCGGGCAGACGCCCGAAGCGCGAGCCGCGTCGGTGCGCTCCGCTGTGCTCGAAACGATGGCCGTCGGCGAGCTCACATCCGCTGGCGGTCTCACGCCGCGCCACGCGCTCAACGCCCTGGCCGCGCTGCGGACCGAAGTTACGAGCCCTGTGATGGCGGGCCGCGTGCGGCAACGCCTCATCGGCGAAGGGCGCACAGAACTCGCAGACCGGCTCACCGCGCAGGACTCGCAAGGACGCGTCACGCTGCGCAACCAGAGCGCCGTTGGCTTCGTGTCCGATCTCATGCAGGGCATGGGCGGCGACACGAACGCGGTGACGAACCTTCTCCGCTCAGGAGGCTCTCGCAGTGCGATGGTGCTCGGGTCGCCAGTGCGCACGCTCATCAGCGCGCTCGCGTCGCAGGGCTCTGGCGGCCGCACGATCGGCGAGAACGTTGCGCGTATGCAGGCCGAGGGGTCGACCTTCGGAATGGGCGACGTGAGCCGCGGCGCTGCGATGGTCGACGCCGAGCAGCAGACCGCGCTCCGCGCCGCAGAGGCCACGCGCGACAACGCGCTCACGGACAACACGAGCGCCATCGTCAACCTATCCAACCAGTTCGCGACGTGGTCGACGGCGAACCCGATCACCTCGAGCGCGATGCAGTCTGGCGGCGGGCTCCTCGGCGGCATCCTCGGCGGCGCGACCTTCTCACGCATCGGCACCGCGCTCGCGGGTACGGGCGTCGGCGGGCTGCTCACGGGCGCCACAAGCATCGGCGGCACGATCGCGGCGGCGAAGGCTTCGGGCCTCGCGCTCCTGGGCTCCGCGGGCGGCATCGGTGCGACCCTCGCGGGCACCGTCGGCGCAGCGGGCGCGGGCACGATCGGGGCTGTCGTCGGTGCAGGCGCGGCCCTTGGCGGCGGCGCCGGGACGCTCATCAACCGCGCTGTCTACGACGACGCCACGATGCGCGACACGACCGGGCGCAGCACGCGCGAAGCGGGCGGGCAAGCGGCGTATACGAACGTCTTCAGCGCCGACATGTGGCGCGGGTTCTCTACGTCGGTCTCGCAGGCCGTTCGCGACGGGCTCAGCAACGCCACCGTCACCGCGACCGTCGCACCCGTCGACGCCGCACACGCCGCCTCGCAGGCTCCCGCCGCAGGCGCTCCCTCGCGATGACCGACTACCTCAAAGACCTCGCAGAGTTCTCGTACGAGGGCATCCGCTTCCCCGCGCAAGCCGCGGAGACGATGGGCGGCAACGACTTCGTGAAGCACGTCGCGTATCGCCGTCGCGGTGCTGACGTGGAGTACACGGGGCAGCGCGCGTACAGCGGCTCGTTCACCATCCCCCTGGTGAACTCGCCGCAGCTCGTGGCGCGCTACGGCGACCTCGCCTCTGACGTGCGCTACGACCTGCTCAGCGCCTTCGAGACAACGCCCATCGGGAGCCTCCAGCACCCGACGTACGGGCTGCTGACGGCGGCGATCGAGGAGTGGTCGGAGCCCATCGACGCGGGCGTGCGCAACGGCTTCGTGTGGACGGTGAAGTGGTCGGAGCACAACGCGACCGCAGGGCTTCTCCTCGGCCCCGACGGCGCGCTCCCCACGGACACCGACGCCACCGTCGAGACGCGCGCGGAGACCGCCGACGCCCTCGGCGCAAGCGTCGCAGGCTACCGCCCCACGGCGCCCACGATGCGCTCGCAGATGACGTTCCTCGCGTCGGCGCCGCGGAGCTACACGCAGGTCAACGACGCGTTCCGGCAGATGGGCGACGTCGTGGCGTTCAACCTCGCGCTGCCCGGCATGGTCGGCCCCTCGTCGAACGCCGCGACACGCGCGCTCCTAGACCTGCGCAGCGCGATCGACGATCTGCGCGGGCGCTACGTCGTCGGCGACGGGCGGCGGCGCTTCTACACCGTGCCGTCGGGCATGGCGCTGTGGGAGGTCTCGCTCGCGGTCTACGGCACTGCCGCGCGCGTGCGTGACCTGCTCGGCGCGAACACGATCACCGACCCGCTCGCGGTGCCCGCCGGCACCGTCGTTGTGGTGCTCCCGTGACGGTCGCGAACGACCCGCGCGAGCACACCGTCGACCTCGTGCTCGCGGCCTCGGGTCTCGCGCCCGACGTGTGGGATGAGTACGCGATCACGCTGGACATGCTCCAGGCGGGCAACGCCTTCACCTTCGGGCTGTGGTCATCGGAGACGAGCGGCACCACATGGGACGCGCTCCGTCGCGGCGTGAAGGCGCTCGACTCCGTCGTGGTCGGCATCGACGGCGCCGCGCAGCTCAACGGGCGCATCGAGAAGATCGAGACCGGCGCCGACGGCCACGGCGAGGCGCGCATGGTCATCTCGGGCCGCGACCTCGCAGGCCCCGCGCTCGATTGGGACGCCGACCCGACGTTGACGCTCACGGGCATCCCGCTCGAGCAGGCGTTGCAGCGCGTCTTCGCTGGCGTCGGGCTCCCGGTGCGTATCACCACCGCCGACGCAGCGCGCGAGACCACCACGCGCCGCAGCCACGGCGCCCGCGGCACGGCCACCGAAGCCGCCGCGTCGAGCCGCCCCGCCGCAGGCCTCACGCCCGCGCTTCGCGCTGCACTCGGCGAAGCCGCTGCGCTCCCGCTCGCATGGAACGCCGAGAGCATCGCCGCCCGCAACACAATCGCCCTCACGCCGCTGACGCCCCGCCGCTCGGCTGCGAGGTCGCGCGCGCGGGCCATCAAAGACATCATCATCCCCGAAGCGCACCCGAAGCCCGGTGAGCGCGTATGGGCCTTCGCCGAAGCCATCTGCGCGCGCATCGGCGCTCTCATGTGGACGGCGCCCGACGCACAGACGGGGCTCACGATCGTCGTTGACACGCCGAACGACACCGACCCCGCGACCTTCGTGTTCGCGCGGCGCATCGTCGACGGCGTGGCCGATCGACGGAGCAACATCCTCTCGGGCGTCGAGACGATCGACGCGCGCCCCGCGCCCACGAGCGTCACCGTCTACACAGGCTCCGACCGCGGCGACAAAGTGAGCGTGCGTCAGCGCGCCGTCGCCACAAACACCGCGCTCACGGACGCGCGCGTGACCCGCGGGCTCGTGGTGGCCGACCCGCCGCCGCAGCCCCGGCACATGCGCTCGACGCGCGCGAAGACCCTGGCCCGCGCGGAGCAAGAGGGCCGCCGCGCCATCCTCGACGCGATGCGCGCGTTTCGCACGTACCGGCTGACGGTGCGCGGCCACGGGCAACTCGTCGACAACGTCCGCACGCTCTACGCGGTCAACACCGTGGCCCGCGTGTACGACGACCTCTGCACGAACGCCGACGGGCAACCGCTCGACGAAGACATGCTCATCACGCGCGTGACCTTCAAGCGCTCGCGCACCGCGGGCACCGTGACGGAGCTTTCGCTCGTGCCGCGCGGCGCCCTCGCGATGGAGCCCGACGATGTTTGACCAACTGCTCGACTTCGTGAAGCTCTCGCGCCTCACCGTCTCGACCGCGCGCCGCGTGCTCACGGCGCAGATCACGGGCGCGGGCGACGCGGGCGACGACGCCGCCGCGGAGACGCTGTCGAGCGTCGAGGTTGTGCAGCCCCTCGGACTGCTCGCGTACCCCACGCTCGGCGCTACGACCGAGGCCCTCATCGCGCGCATCGGCGACACCGCTGTCGCGCTCGGGCTGATCGACAAGGGCGGCGCTGCGCAGGCCGTCGAGGCGGGCGAGGTGCGGCTCTACGGGCCCGGCTCGCAGAACGCGACCGCGACGGTTCGCATCCGCGCTGACGGCAGCATCGAGATCACGAGCAAGAGCAACCAGAACATCACCGTGACGGCCAACGGCACGGGCGAGGTGCGTGTGAACGGTTCGGCCGTGAAGATCGCCGCCGACACCGACCCCGTCGACCTCGGCGCGTGGACGTTCATCCCCGGCACGGGCGGCGCGTCGCTCGCGTACACGCCGCCGGGCGGCGTGCCTACGCCCATCGGCGCAGCGACGCCGGTCGCGGGCAAGATCGCTGTGGCCTCGACGCGACGCGCGAAGACATCCGCATGAGCGACCTCTACGCCTACACGCGACGCCGCGACCCGACGACGGGCGAGGTGCTCTTCGCGGGCAACAACTGGATCGAATCGCCCGCGCCGCAAGCGGAGCGCGTGCTGATGATCCTGCG